TGGGCAACCGACATCAACCACGCCTACCGCTTGGGCAAGGCATGGGGAGAGGAATGCATGATCTGGATGTGCCCTCCCTCTGGTGAACCCATCCGCTGGTGTCGCACCGATGCCAACACCAACGCCATCGCTGATCTGGTGTTCGGGGTCTGACCCCCACCCGTGCTACGATACCACCAACGACACAACACCATGACCGCCACCGTGACCCGCTTTCAATCCATCATCGATCACTACGCCCACAGCGTAGCCCCACTGCATGAGCAGTACACAAATACTCTTAACGCAGGCGGCAAGATGAGGGGCACCGTAGGTAAACTCTACGAGGATATTGCACAGGGCATTGTGTATAGTGTAGACCCCACACTTGTGGTCAAGCACAATGACTATATCCTCATTGAATCCAAGGGAGGGCATCACTATAAGAAGGTGCAAGTTGACCTGCATGTATACAAGGACGGCGAGTTAGTTTGTGTTATCGAGTGCAAGACTTATCTCGATTCATCTATGCTGGACCGTGCATGTAGCGAATTCGATAAGATCCGCCGTGTGTACCCTAATGTACCCGCTGCCGTGTTTACTGGTCAGTTCGATGTAAAAGAAGAGACCTACGATTGGTTTAACGATGAATGCGAATTTCAAACGTTCATTGTTAATCAAACCAAGCAACGTGATAGTAACAATCCCATCTACAAATCATGCGATCCATTGGATCAGCGAGTCTTGCAAGATTTCGCAGATTGGGTTAGCAACTGTGTGAACGCTATGTAATCACAGGGGGCAGGTAATTTGCCCCCTTTTTTGTATATGTGGGCCGCCGAGCGAAAAAAGTACCGTCTTTCTAACCTACAAAGTGTTACCCAAGCAAGATAAATATTTCGAGGAATTCAAAAAAATTTCCCCAGAAAAAATAAGGCAAAATAGTTGAATCATGAAAGACTACGATGGATATCTGAATAAGCAAGCAGAAGTCCTCAATGAGTTTGACGACTTCTGTGAACAATTTGAGAAACGTGCCGCAGAGAACTTTAAGAATGCAGATAGATCAGATGAAAGATTCGAACTCCTCAAAGAAATCGCAAATGAACCTGGAGCAATTGCTAGAGATAGCCTTCCAGGAGATTCAAGCACTGAAGAATGAAGTAGAGCGTCTAAAATCTCCAAGCTTCATGTATAGACGCCCTGGTGCAAGCAAGCATGAGAAGATAACAGATTACTTGGATGATGTAGATAAAAGATTGCGAGTATTAGAAAAATAATGGCAATACTTTTACCTGGACCTGGATTTATCAATACTGGTGGTATGTGGCAGATTTTCCCTGCTCCAGGACCTTCATTATTTGAGATACCACGAGCCAGTATCAATCTGAATATCTACGAATTTATCCAACCTGTCACGATCACAGCACAGGGTAATCTAATATGCCCTGGAGGCACCCCGTTCTCCCCCTTACAACCGTCTCCAGAGTTAATCACGGGTGTTCGTATCGATCCTGGCACAGGGACGCCTTTCAACGGTCCTGGGGTGTCAGTCTTGGTAACTAGGGGACCTGGGAATATCCCAGAGATGAACTTTAGTGCATTCCGAGAACCGAATGTAAATTACTTTGGTATTGGACCAATTATCCCAGGTAGCCCAACACTTGCTCTCCCGATTGCCCTGTCAGGGTATGTTTCGGAGAAGTATTTGTGGGATGGGGATGCTGGTTTCAGTGAATTGTATACTGGTGTAGAAACTCCGAGCACTAAAGATAATCTCCGAGGTACTTCAAGGACTGGTGGTATTGGCACTATTACTTCTCCAGCGTTTCCGAGGGATAAAGCGATTACTGTAGAGAAGGATATTCCAGGGAGCGGAACTCTGCCCATCAGTCAAAACGAGGTACTCCCAGGTGCTGCACAAACCGTAGGATCTAAATCGGTACAGACTGCTGCGGCAAACAGTAGTTACATGTGGTCGATGAAGCCTTCTCAAATCGTGACGTTGCGCTTCTTCTATGTAATTACCGTAACTTCTACATGTCCTCCGTATACTTGGTACTTCCAAGCGTATATGGATGTAGATAATAACTGGATTCCTCATGCAAAGCGCATTCAGTACCGCATAAATAAGCAAAAGGCGGCATTACCTGGCGAGGAGGCAAAGTTCTAATGGCAGCAGGCGGTGGAATGTCAAAACTTGGAGATTTTGAGAGCGGGCACGATTGCTGGTTTCCCGTTCCTGTAGTCACAGGATCTGACAATGTAATGGTCAACAAGATTCCAGCAGTGAAAGTAGGAGACGTTACTTCTATTCATACCTGTGGTGAGAAGCCACCTCACCCTGATAAGTGCGTCAAGGGTTCTTTAACAGTGTTTGTCAATAAGAAGAATTCAATGAGAATTGGTGACTTGTTATCTGGTGGTGCTGTAATGGCACAAGGATCCCACTCGGTGATTGCGGGTGGATGAGTTTTGTGGTATAATATCAAGGTCAACAGATAAGGACTATGGCAAGAGCAAAAGTTGGATTGATGGGCGACAAGATGATCGAGTCGAAGCCCAAGAGCACTCGTCAAGGTATGGGTAAGAATACCAAGTATGCTGCGACTTCACGAAACAAGGCACGTAAAAAGTATCGCGGTCAGGGTAAATAAATACGAGTGAGATAGCAACCTCTCTAAAAGTTCTACGTTTGTAGACTTTAGGGAGGTTTTTTCATGGGTAATTCACCAACCGACAAAAGTAAAGATTTTATTGAATCAGGTATGACACTTATCACCGAGGTAGCATCTGATAAGTATCTAAAGAAATCTGAATACAAGATTCCAGAAGACCGTTATTCAAGACCTTGTGGTGGGGCTCATGGTTTTGATGACTACGTTGAAAGATGGCACGAATGACCCTATAAATAAAAATAAAATTGTGTTGCTGTGCCCGATTTCGCTCCTTTTAAGGATTTAAAGATTAACTTCAAGCCACACCCGATTACTGGCGATTTGCAAGTATCAAAAGAAGATGCTGCTATCAAGCAATCGATTGTGAACTTGTTGTTGACTGTTCCTGGGGAGCGACCCTTTCAACCCCAAATAGGATCAAGACTTTATAGATTACTGTTTGAACCTCTTGACTTCGGTGTTGCAGCACTGATTAAGAATGAAATTAACGATACTGTTCGTAGATACGAACCTAGGGTTCAGGTTGTTAGTCTGACAGTAGAACCTAATTATGATGATAATGCTTTTGACGTTAATTTTGAATTTGATATTCGTGGTCGCGAAGACGCTGCACCATTACAAATTAACTTCCTCTTGCAGAGAACTCAATAATGAATTACGTTCAGGTTAGTAATCTAGACTTTAATGATATTAAGACTGCGCTCAAGGAATACTTGAGAGCGCAGACTGATTTTACTGACTTTGACTTTGAAGGTTCTGCATGGGCAAACCTTCTTGATGTATTAGCATATAACACGTATTACACAGCATTCAACACCAATATGGTGGTGAATGAACTATTTCTTGATTCTGCTACTCTACGTGACAATGTAATCACGTTAGCGAAGCAATTAGGGTACAAACCCAAGTCGGTTGTTGCACCAGAAGCCGTATTAAACTTTAAGGTAAGTTTTCCTGGTACAGCACCTTCTAACATTATTTTACAGAAAGGCACAGGATTTATTACCACCTTTGACGACAAGCTGTATCGTTTTGTTGCTGTCGATGATATCAAGGTTCCTGTTGCTAACAATGAAGCATTCTTCACTAATGTCTCGCTATTTGAGGGAACACTGATTACTAATCGCTTTGTTGTAGATACAAGCATTAGTAAGCAGAGATTCATGCTTGCTAACCCAAAAGCAGACACTAGCACGATTCGTGTCAAGGTTTTTGATTCTCCCACATCATCTTCGTTTGTTTATTACAATCAGATTGATACAATTATTGATGTTGCGTCTGATGACAATATCTTCTATGTTGATGAGACTCTCGACGAACAGTATGAACTATTCTTTGGTGATGGCGTAATTGGTAGAGCTTTAGACAATCAAGAGGTTGTTGAGGTATCTTACCTCACCACCAATGGCACAGCAACTAATGGAGCGTCCCAGTTCACGTTTGCTGGCAATCTGGTGGACGATAGCAATCAAACCTACCCAGTCACTATATCAAACGTAGAGACCGTTTCTAGCGCCTCTGGGGGTGCTGCTATCGAGTCCATTGATAAGATTCGATTCAATGCTCCTAAACTATATGCAACACAGAACAGAGCGGTAACGGCTGCTGATTATGCAGCGATTGTCAGAAAGATCTATCCAGCAGTATCTGATATCATCGTATACGGTGGTGAAGAAGAGAGATACCCAGAATATGGTAAGGTAAAGATTATCATCAAACCAAACAGTGGTTCCACTCTTTCTACCTTTACAAAGCAGCAGATTATTGATGGATTGCGCGATTACTCTGTTGCGTCGGTTACACCAGAGATTCTGGATGCATCTGTTGTTTATATTGAGATTGATAGTAAGATCTATTACAATACAAAGAGAACTACCCAGTTCCCCGAAGAGATCCGCGCAAAGGTCATCTCTGCCGTTGATGAGTATACTCAACTGTCAGGAACCGAGAAGTTCAATGGTAAGTTCAGATACAGTAAGTATGTTGGTGTAATTGACGAGACAGATCCTTCGATCAACTCAAACACCACTACAATTACATTAAGAAAAGATTTTTATCCAGCACTCAACTCCACATTCTATTATGAGTTGTGTTTCCAGAATGAATTTGCAGATTCTTGTGATGGACCAGTAATTCAGAGCACTGGGTTCAAGGTAACTGAATATCCCAACTATGTCGTCTATTTCGAAGATAGGGACGGAAAAATTGTCCTATATAGACTGGACCCTGCAACTGGTAAGAAGATTGTCCTCAAGGACGATCTTGGAACAGTTGATTATGTAGAGGGTGAAATCAAACTGTATGATGTAACTATCATTTCTGGTAGTTTCTTCGACAATAGAATTCAGGTTAGAGTACAGCCTGCTAAAAACGATATCAACGCAGAAAGAAGTCTATATCTAGATGTAGACATCACCAGCAGCAAGTTCACGGTATACCCAGAGTAATTAGATGAATACACAGATCTCTTCGCTCATTGAAGATCAACTGCCAGGTTTTATCGTAGCTCAATACGAGAACTTCCAGAAAGTTCTTGAGAATTACTATGAGCACTTGGAGTCTCCTGGCAACCCTCTGGATATTATTACAAATCTAACCTCATATCATGATATTGACAACTACGAGAAGAACCTCCTCCAAGAGAGGACTACGTTGTCAACCTATCTAAACTCTACTGCTACTACTATTATTGTAGAGGATGCATCATCTTTTCCTGAAAGGAATGGATACATCAAAATTGGCGATGAGATTTGTTTCTATAAAGAAAGAACTCAAACAGAATTTCTAGAAGTTTCCCGAGGTGTCAGTGGAACTACTGAACTTGGTGATCTGTATTCTTCATCCAAGTTTGTATCTTCAGAATCAGCATCGCATCAATCTGG